CGCTGATGGCCCGCAACATCGGCGCGGACGGCGCCACCGTCTACCGCGCCGTCATCACCTTCACCAACCCCGACGGCAGCGCCAGCACCCGCCACGAGGGCCCGTACAGCAAGCCGGGCGCCGCCCGCGCCCGCGTCTCGTTCTGGCGCAACTACCTCACCGACCCGGACACCGGCGACAGCACCGCCACCGGCCACATCGAACGCGCGGTCACCACGTGGGAACGCGTGCAGGACGGAGAGCAGCAGTGACGACCACCGACCAGGCCGCGCCCGCGGTCGACGACACGCAGACCGCGCAGCAGGGCCGCGCCGACGCCATCGCGCACCTGCTGTTCCGCGCCGCCTGCGGCGTACTCAAGGCCGAGGAAGGCGCCCTGCTCCGCACCCTCGTGGAGCAGCAGCGCGACGCTGGCGACAGCCTCGCCGGTGGCGTCAGCGCCTCGGCCGCCGCGTACGCCCGCAGGTACGAGAAGGCCGCTCGCCGGCTGCGCAAGGCCCGCGCACAGCGCGACGAGGCGCGCGACCGCGCCGACAAGGCCGAGGCCGCCCTCGGTTCGCAACACGGCGAGATCGAGCGTCTGCGCAAGCGGCTCGTGTTCATCGCTGAGGCGCCGCTCAACGTGGACGTGTGGGCCCGCATCGGCATGGCCCTCGGCTGGACCCCGGAGCAGGCCGGCACCGAGGCCCGCAAGCGGCGACTGCACGGCGAGCAGCAGCTCGCGGCGACCGCCGACACCCTGCGGCAGCAGCTCACCGCCGCCAAGGCCGAGGCCGAGGGACTGGCCGAGACCATGCGCAACACCGACCGGCTCACCACGCAGCAGCTCGCCGACACCCGCGGCGCCCTCCGCGCCGAGCAGGGCCGCGCCGACAACCTCGGCGCGCAGTTCCGCGACCGCCGCCACGCTCTCTCGCAGGCGCTCGGCCTCGGCACGTCCGCGCCGTGGGACGACATCACCGAGCGGGCCCGCGAGTTGCACGCCCTCACCGAGACCGCGGGGACGGCAGTCAGCGCGTCGGACGTGCTGGAGCGGCACGACGTGACCCGCAAGGCCATGTGCGACGCCCTCGGCGCGGGCTATCACCTGAACTGGCAGCAGATCATCGACGCCGCGCAGCGCTCCCACAACGCCAACGCGGCATGGCAGAACGAGGCCGAACGTCACCGCCGCACTCTCGCCGTTGTGCTCGACCTCGACGCGGGCACCGAGTGGTCCACCATCGTCCAGCAGGCGGGCGCTGCGCGCGCCTACCGCGCCGACTGGGCACGCTGCGCCGACGAGGCCGAGCGCTCGGCCGCCACCGACGTGGCCGCCGCCCGCCAGGCCGAAGAGGTCGCGGCCCGCGAGTACAGCCGGCGTCGCCAGCAGCTCGCCGACGCCCTCGGCTGCGATCCGGACACCTCCTGGCCCGACATCGCCGAGACGGCCCGCCGCATGTTCGAGGCCGGACCCGTGCGCCGGTCCGTCGTCGTGGACGCCGAGCAGAACGCGAGCGCCGCCCGGCAGGCCGAGGCCGAGGCCGTACGCGCCCGCCAGGCCGCCGAAGCGCAGCGCCGCGACGTGGTCGCCCTGCTCAACGACACCGAGAAGCAGCTCGGCGAGGCCCGACGGAAGGCCGAGGTGTGGCGAGTCGACGCCGCCACGCAGGGGCAGATCGTCGCGCAGCGCACCGAGGAACGCGACCGCCTGCGCGAGCAGCGCGACTGGTGGAAGACGCGCGCGCATCAGGCCGTCGCCGGACAGCAGGGCGAGCCGGCCGCCGACACGTGCACCTGCGAGCCGCGCGGTGCCTGCACGGCCTCTTGTGACGCCAAGGTCGCCGAACGCTGCTGCGCCTGCGGCTGCCCCGACGTGACGTACCACAACCACCGCGAGCAGCCGTTCTGCTGCCGCTGCGCGAAGTGCTGCGAGCCGCCCACCCTGTGCGCGCACGGCTGCCAGCCGCCCGCCGAGACCGAGACCACGTGCCCCGGCTGTGGCCACACGGACGCCGAGGGCTGCGGCTGCCCGACGAAGCCGACCGAGACCGACGGCGCCGAACTCTGGGCCGCGATCCGCGACCACGCCGCCCGAGACACCGCCTGGTGGGACCGCATCGAGCGCGAGCACCGCAGCCGCCCGGGCCGCTTCCCGGTCACGCTCCAGTGAGCGGCCCCCGCCGCGGGCCCGCGCTCGTCTACATCGACAGCGCGGGCACCCACCACGACATCGCCCGCACCGCCATCCCCGACCCCGTAGAGCGCGACCTCTGCCGTGCCCTCACCACCCGCGCCGACGACCTCGCCGACAAGGCCGACACCGAGCCGGCCGACAAGCCGCGCACCGGTCTCTACCTGTGAACCTCGCCAAGTGGCGCGCTTGCGACGGCAAGAAAGCCCACCGCACGCGCGCCGCGGCAGCCGTAGCGGTCCGCGTCCAGACCGCCCGAGGCGCACGCCGCCTCGCCCCGTACAAGTGCCCCCACGCCGCGCACTGGCACGTAGGCCACCTGCCGTACCCCGAGGAGACGACACCGTGACGACGACCCCCGTGCAGCAGCTCGCCGCCATCCGCGAGCAGTGGGGCGACCTGCTCGCCGCCATCGAGCGCCCGCCGGCCGCCGAGTGGCCGCCCCGCGAAACCCGTGCGTTCCTCGACCTCGGCGCCGCCGACGCCGAGCGCACCGACCGGCCCGCCGTGGGCAGGCTGCCGCTGACCCTCCGCGAGCACCCTGCGCCCCTCAACCTCGACGCGCTCGACGCCGCGTGCGAGATCGAGGCCGCGCTGTTCGACCTCGCCGACCGGCTCGCCGCCGCCCACCAGAGCATCACGGCCGACCGCGACTCCGCGGACCGCTGGCACTACGCCGGATTGCGCCACCTCGACCGACGTGCCCCGGTGTCCTCCGCCGGATCGCGTGCCAACGGCCTGCACTGGGCCGCGTGCTGGATCGAGGACCGCCTCTCGGCCACCGAGCCGACCGAGCTGCACGGCGTCGTACGCGGCGTGCTGCGCGAGCACGCCGAGCAGGTCATTGCCGCCGCGCACCGTGCCATGACGCGCGCCCTCGGCCGCGACGGGCGTACCACGGTGCTGCCCGCGCCCTGCCCGTGGTGCCACGGCGAACTGACGGCGCGTACCACGTCCGGCGACCCCATGGCCGCGACCGTGACATGCGGCACCGGCCCGACGTGCACCGCCCCCGCGCCGTACGACGGCGACGCCCGCCGCGTGTGGCGCGGCGCCGACCTCTGCGGCCTGTACGGCGCCATGTCCGCCGCCAACCGGCGTGCCACGGCGTAGCCTTGACCCCAACAACAACGCGGGCCCGCACCGGCGACTGCAACGCCGTACGGGCCCGACTACCCGGCAGGAGCACACCCGCCATGGCACACGCCACCCTACCCGCACGCACCGAACCGCCGTCCGTCGGCAAGAACGTCCCCGTCCGCATCACGCCCGACTTCCGCGACGACCTCGCCGAGCTGATGCGCCACGGCCAGACCGCCACCGACGCCATCCGCACCGCCGTCCGTACCATGGCCGACGCCCACCGCCGCGCCCACGACTACGGCGACGTGCCACACGACACCGCGCCCCGTGTCACGGCCGCCGTGTACGCCGGCGAACTGCTGCCCTGCGGGCACCGCGTGGGAGGATCGGCCGCATGACCGACAACGCACGCGACCGCCTCGCCGCCGGCATCGAGGCGGCCCAGACCGAGTATGAACAGGCCGAGGCCCGCGACCGCGCCGCACGCGGCCGCGACTGGGAACAGTTCGACCTCGACTCGTGCACCATCCGTGTCGGCTCCGCGCACGGACGCGCGGCCCTCGTCATCGACGGCGCCACGTACGACCTGGACCCCGACGAAGCGCAGGAGATCGGCGCCGCACTCATCCGTGCCGCCCAGACCGCCAGCGCGTAACGGCCCCGTCACGGCGCCCCGCACGATCGGGGCGCCGTGCCACACTGCCCCCACACAACCGTCACAAGGGGGGCACATGCCGACGATCAAGACGCGCCGCAAGACAGGGCTCATCGCCCTCGCGTTCCACTGGTTCATGATCCTGTGCACCTGCGGCCTCTGGTACCCCGTGTACGCCAGCCGCCGCCGCAGCCGCGTCACCGTCACCCACGTCCCCGCCGGCTACGCCGCGCCCCCGCAGCCCTACGGCTACGGCCAGCCGCCCGCCTACGGCCCGCAGCCCGGCCACTACCCGCCGCCGCAACGGCCCGGGCCCCCGCCGCAGCAGTACGGCCAGACCCCGCCCGGACAGTGGGGCCAGCCGCCCCGGTAGTTGCGCGCCGTTATCGAACCGTGATCTACTGAGGCCGCTTCCGGCGTGCCCGGAAACCCACGCCACCCGAACGCCCCGCAGGCCAACGCCGCGGGGCGTTCGTCATGCCCCCGACCAGCAGGAGCCGCCATGCAGCCCACCATCGGGCGCATCGTCCACTACGTCAGCCACGGCACGCCCGGCGGCGAGTACGGCAAGGAGTGCCGCGCCGCCATCATCACCGACCTGGCGCAGCCCGACGAGGACGGCGACGTTGTCGGCCTCGCCGTCCTGAACCCCACGGGGATGTTCTTCAACCGCGCCGCCTACGACGAGTGGGACGGCACCGACACCGTGCCCGGAGCCGAGCCGCAGGGCGGTTCGTGGCACTGGCCCGAGCGCGTCTGACCACCACCGCGCGCCCGGTCGCTCGCGGCCCCGCGCGCAGGAGGTGAGCCGTGGCCAACACGCCCGTCACCGCCGAGGACGAGGCCGCCGTCCGCCGGCTGCACGCCGACGGTAAGTCGCGCAACGACATCGCGCGCGCCATCGGCCGCAGCCCGAGCACCGTGAGCAAGCTCGCGGGCAAGCTGGGCCTGTCGTTCGACCGCGAGGCCACCGCAGCCGCCACGGCCGCCAAGAGCGCCGACCTCGCCGCGCGCCGCATCGCGTTCGCCGAGACCCTGCACGACAGCGCCGAGCAGCTACACCGCCAGCTCTTCGCGCCGTGCATCGTCGGAGCGTTCGGCGGCAAAGACAACGTCTGGTCGCAGAAGCGCCTTGACCGGCCGATGTTCGCCGATCAGCGACAGATCATGTCGTCCGTCTCCATCGCCCTCGACAAGTCGTTGAAGCTGGTGCCGCCGCAGGTGGACGCTGCCGCCGAGTCCCGCTCGGTGATCGGCGACCTCATGGCCGGCCTCGCCCGCGACTACGCCGAACGCCACGGCGGCCCGCCGCCCGAGCTGGCCCGCGATGGCGAGTAGCCTCGCGCTCTCCCCGAAGCAGATCGACAGCATTGTCGAGGCCCGCGCCTTCCAGAACATCTGGGAAGGCTCGGTCCGTTCGGGGAAGACGATCGCCTCGCTGCTGCGCTGGCTCGATTTCGTGGCCAACCGGCCCGAGGGCGGCGAACTGGTCATGGTCGGCCGGACACGCGACAGCCTCGCGCGGAACGTGTTCGGCCCGCTCACCGATCCGGCGATCTTCGGCAGCCTCGCCCGGGACATCACGTACACCAACGGCGCGCCGACCGCCTCGGTGCTCGGCCGCACGGTGCACGCCCTCGGCGCGAACGACGCGCAGGCCGAACCCAAGGTGCGCTGCCTCACCTGCGCCGGTGCCTACGTGGACGAGCTGACGACGCTCCCGCAGTCGTTCTATGACCAGCTCAACGCCCGCTGCTCGGTCGACGGCTCCAAGATCTTCGGTACGACCAACACGGACAACCCGGCGCACTGGGCCCGCAAGGAATACCTCCTGCGCCCGCGCGAGCAACGGTTGCAGTCCTGGCACTTCGTCATGGACGACAATCCCGGGCTGTCGGACGAGTACAAGGCCCGCTCGAAGGCGGCATACCGCGGCCTTTTCTACAAGCGCAACGTCCTCGGCCTGTGGGTGCAAGCCGAGGGCGCGATCTACGACATGTGGGATGAGGCTCGGCACGTCGTCACCGAGCTGCCGGCCATCGTCCGATGGATCGGCGTAGGCGTCGACTACGGCACCACGAACCCCTTCGTGGCGCTCCTGCTCGGCCTCGGCGCCGACGGCTGCCTGTACGTCACGTCCGAGTACCGGCACGACTCCAAGGCCAAGCAGCGCAGCCTCACAGACGCCGAGTACGACCGCGAGGTACGGGCCTGGCTCACCACGCAGGGCGTTACGCCTGAGTGGTTCGTCGT